AATGATGTATATAACAACGAGGATAATATGAAAATTGAAATAACAAGAATTGAAGCAGATTTAATTGTTGCTGGGCTTCATGACTTAGAGATAAAATCTCCAGCCCCTAAAAGCTCATTTTTATTAGATAATTATGAAAAAATAGAGCCTTTATATAAAGCTATTAGAGAAGCTCAACACAAGGAGATTAAAGAAGAACTTCAACTAAGGAAGTAAATTAATTTAAAGGAATGATTAAATAGCACATGATGTGCATATATAGGAATAAATAGATATGAACAATATATATAAAAAAAGTAAAATACTAGATTGGTATGCTCATGGTTGCGAGTATACTTTTTGGGATAATACATTAATGACTAGACATGATGAAAGTGAGGATTGGGGCGAGGTTATGCTTGAACATTGTATGAGTGAGGGCGAAAACCATTATGAGGTTTTCAAATATTTTGGAAAAGAAAATTTATATGTAGATATTTTATTTACTGAATTTCAAAATGTATTCAAAAGTTGGAACAAATTATTTGACGAAAAACATAAATTTAGAGGTTAAATAGATATGAATATAAAAGATTATTATAAATATGATGATATAAAAGAGTATTTTGATGATTGGTTAAAAGAGCGTTATGAATCCAATGAAGATTGGATAAATGAGAATCTTGATGACTTACATCACTACGCTTTTAATGAAGATTATTACATTATAGGCAGATATCAAGCCAAAGAATGGTTATCTGATGAAGTCTTTAACGTTATAAACATTATTAAAGAATATGAAAATATGCACTTTGGTGAAGTGAATACAGATTTTTCTGAGCCTGAAAGCGTTGTAAATATGTATGTTTACATTGTAGGCGAATATATTGTAAATGATTATATTGAATCTTTAGAGGTAAAATCGGCATGAATATATCAAAAGATAAAATAATTAAATACCTTGAAGATCAAAAAGCCATTAATGAATTAACAACCATTAATGGTACTAGATATATAAAAGATATTGAATGGTATAAGACAATCAATAAAACACTACAATTTCTGGAGAATAATTAACCATATATAAACATATAACCATATAACCAGTATATTTAATTATATACTGGTTTTTTTGTGCATAAATAATTGCAAGGTACTATCATAAGCGACTAGTAATAAAAAGCTCAAAATCGAGCTGTTACGAGCTAAAAAAACTGATATATCCTATCAGATTGACTATAAATAACAGTTACTGAATTAAATAGCCTAGTATTAATTCTAAAGATTATTATATTGAATTATGCTAAACATCTGATTTTTTTGCTTTGTCTAGAGATTAATAGATTGAATTATGTTAAGCGACTGAGATTGAATCAGAATATCTATAACTAACCGATTGAATTTGGCTAAGTTTGGCTAAGTTTGAGATTGAATTGATTGACTGATTGACTGATTGAATAAGCCACGTCCATGTGGCTATGAGGAAATTATTTATATTTGGCTTTGTGAGCTTTGGCGAATCTCTTTTTATCATTTTCTGTATAGACTTTTGAGGATAAGCCATACTCATCTCGGATTGAATTAATTTTTTCACAATAACAAGCCCATTCTACATTTAACTCAGGTATAGCTTTATTGAATATCTTACTCCAGTTATCTGATACTTTAGAATCAGGTATTTGGCTCTTTCTTTGGCGTGATCCTTTAGACATCTTATTCTCCCAATTCCATCTTAGATTGTACTAGCTGATTAACCATTTCATCAATACTTTGAACGCCATCTATATTATATTCTTCTAGTTCGTTTTGAAATTCATCTACTGTCATTGAAGATACTTCTTCGATTGTTTGCTCTTGTCTTTCTTCGTGTTGTTGTTTACTCATATGTATTCTCCTATATCTCCTGTTAATTTATTAATCACGTTCATATTCTTTTTTTTGTTCATTCCAGTTAAAAAAAGCGTAGTCGCCTTTTTCTAACTTTTGTTTAGCATATTCAAATACGTTAGTTATGCTTTCTTTTTTATAATCTTCTTTTATGTCTGCCCAATCTTTATCAAACCTTACATCTTGTATGTGCCCACTTAAACAATCTGTAGAACAGTATTCATTAAATGGTCTTATATTGGTGCTAACAAAAGTGTCTAGGTCATCTTCGCCACATCTCTCACAATATCTTTTTTCACTCATAATATATCTCTTGTTAATTTATTATTTCTGTTTCATATTTAGTTATGTTTATTGATTCCTTTATTCCATGTTCTTTGTTAAAAGCATTTATCATTGTTGAAAATTCTTCCTTGTTTTTACAAAAAACATTTATTATATCTATAACTTGTTGTTTTGAAAAACCCATTTCTTCTAAATCTTCAATAATTTGAAATGTAAGTTTGTTATTCATCTTTTATATCTCCTTGTTAATTTATTATTTCTTTAGCTTTCATTTATATATAGCCTTGTTAATTTATTAATATTTTTGTTTAAAACCTATCTCAATAGTATCTTGGTCTTCTCCATAATTTTCACCAATTATCCCTAAATGAGATAAATTACCAGAGTTATTATCTTCTGTATAATCTTTAACTAAGGTAAAGAAAACTTTATCGGCTTTAGTTTTTTCCAGCATTTTTATTAAATCTTTGACTTTCACTTATATCTCCAATGTTAATTTAAAGGATAAATAGGTTTGTAAAGTGTCTGCATACTGACCAGTACAATTAATTTGTATGCTATTACCTATCTATCCTATTAACTAATACCATATATGAATATATATCATATATCAAGTATATTATTTACCTTATCCATAATTTCTTTCTGTTTCTTTTTACTTAATGACTCGAAAGCAAGTCTTCCACGTAAATTTTGGATTTTACTTCTTTTTTTAAAGTCATCAACCTTTAATTGATAAGCCTTTCTTTCTTTTTCAACAACCTCTGGGTTTTCTAATCTCCTAGTCTTGTTATAATCAGAAATTCTTTCCTTGTTTTGCTCATAATATGATTTGTTGTATGTCATTTATTACTCCTTTAAAATGGTATATCTTCGTCATTTCTCACTGGTGGTTGACCAAAAATACTAGTATCTTCACCAGCAGATTTTGCAACGTAATCCTTTCCAGATGATTTTCTGTAGCCACCACCGCCAGAGCCTTGATATTCCTCTGCTAGTTTAATGCTAATACTGGCAGATCGCTTTCCATCACGATTATTTAGCCATAGGGTAACATTAAGGTCTGTACCTGCAGGAATGGTTACAGTTTCAGAAATCTGACACTTATTGTTGCTAAGAAAAGGTCTTGGTGCTTTCCCAGTTTCTTCTTTAGTCCTTTCAATTTGGCTAAAAACATCATCTATTGTCTTCCCATATGTGTCTGTGTTAAAAAACATATTGAGATATGTTGGTTTACCTTTTTCCATTTCTACTCTCCTCTATCTTGATTAATGTTTCTTTTATTTCTTTTATTTTCGAGTTCATTTCTTTTCTTTGTTTCTTTAAAATTTTATCGACAGCTAAAAGAGATTCTATGTAAGAATGGTCAACAGATGACATTTCTTTTCTAGTGTATTTATCGGATAATGGACAATCAAAATCATTTAAGCTCATGAATATCTCATGCCATGGGTTGTCGGACATAAACCCTCTCTGGGTTTTTGATTTAATATTTGTTACTTTATTTTTCATGTGTTTTTCCTTTTAAGTTATTTAATCGTTTACCTAAATCATCAGAAACTAATTTCTTGATGATGTCTATCTTTTTACTTTCTGGGATATCCTCTCTTTTTTTAACTGATTCCAAAATTTCTAGCATTTTATCCATTTATTCTTCTCCATAGATTAGTTTAATTTTGTGTTCGCCCTCGAACTTCTTGGGTTTCTTCTCAATATCTCCAGAGCCTATTAAAGCTATAGAAAATTCTTCAAGAATCGACATTAAATAATGTTCAAATTCTATATTACGTTGAACTTCCCATATTCTAGTGCCATTAAATGACCATGAAACTAAATGAGTTTTGTTTATCTCAATGCCTAATGATTTTAAGACATACTGCTGAATACAAACTTGGGCTAAATATATCCTCATTTTCTCTAAAGTATGAGGTTTCTCTCCCATAGCCCCACATTTTATTTCCAGCAAAACATCTTTGTACCTACCATCTGGAGTACAAGACAAATCAACAACAGTATCTCCTTTGAGATTAAAAGCATTTTGCAACACATAATTATGTTGGTCTTCTAGTATCTCTGTAGGCATTTGCTTGTTAATCAATATCCATTTAGCTATCCCAGATTTTTCATGTAAATTTCCATGATCCACATATTTCTGTGCAAATGGATTAATTGGCTCAACAATATCATTTAAAAGATTATCTAAAGTCTTTTGTCTTGAAACATAAGTACCAAAGCATATGTTTAAGGCATTAGAACTTCTAAGATTAAACCTTTTCAAGTGCTTGTCCGAGCTGAATTTCGTTTGTGTTTTCATTGATACCCCCATTTTTAAGGGCTAACTCTACTGCTTTCTTCTTGTCTTTAGACTTAGATATCTTTTCAACTTCAGAATCAGGTTTTTCTACTTCTTTAGGTTTAGTTTCACCATTTAAGAATATTTGTATTCCTAAACCAAACCCAATAGCATAGCATTTCATTAAACAACGCATTTTTGCACTGTTCATGTCAAAAGAACTAGGGTTAGGTATTGGCTTATTCGCATAATTTGTAACTGCATACCACATCTCTTTGTAGAGATTATCAATAGAAACTTTACAATAAATTTCTACTGTTCCATCTTCAAAGGTTTTAGGTACGCCCCAAGTTACATGATGTTGTGGATAATGTTTATTCATTTCAGCAACACCATAAGCATTAGCTAAATAAGTAAAGCCATTTTTAACTTCTGTTTTCCCAGTGAGGTCAATCTGACTAAGATTATCCCATACTGATTTATATGTATTTTCCATATTTTACTCCTTATCACTAACTTGTAAATTATGTTTTTTAAGAGTGCTTTTTTGCAAATCCTTTCTAAGTTCATCTGCAAATTTAGATGCACTGTCGCCAAAACCACTTATAGTTACATGGTCATCAAACCATTTATCTTCTAGTTTTTTAATCTTTTCTGCTTGTTTGCTTGTTATTTTCTGTTTTGTCATATTTTACTCCAAATGTTTTATATACAAGACTAGTTTAATAGGAATATATTTCAAATACAAGTAAAATATATTTTTATATATGTATATATGAATTTGCCTATATATAGTATATATAATTAATACTGGGGTGGGGGGGGGTAATAAAATATATATATATAAATTAATATAATAATATATAATAAATTATAATTAATATCATGAAACAGGAGAAAAAACAAATGAAAATAAAATTAAATGAAGAAAGTTTAGAGCAATTGATTATTGATATGCGCGAAAATGCAGTTAAATTAGGTCAAGTTACCCAGAATTTAGACTTATTAGAAGAAAAACGTAAGGAGTTAATCTACAGAGCCTATTTAGAGGTCGAAAAAGGCACTGAAATGACTAAAAAAGCTATCGCTAGTACCAATCCAAAGGTTGTAGAGTTAAACGAGCTAATATCAGACCTCAAGGGGAAAGAGCAAAAGTTAAGATGGTTTCTAAAAATTTCTGAAATTCATTCAAACTTGTGGCGGTCTTCCAATTCATCTAAATCTCAGGAACATAAGTTATATAATTCCTACTCATAAAAAAAACAGTTGACAAACAATATTCACCTCGATTACCATAAATTAAACATTGGAGAATAATTATGTTAAACAACTTAACTGATGAACAGCTAAAAAGTTTTGAAGAAAATCAAAAGTCTGAAGAACTACAAATTGTGATTAGATTAACTAAAGAACTAAAGGTTAGTCAAAACTTACTTAAATCTGTAGATGAATACCTATGTGTTCATGCAGAATCAAACGATAGGATAACTTCTTTAACTAGATTGTCTTTAAGCGAACTACAAAAAGGTCTTAGATTTGATATTGATTCATTACAAGATACTTTAAATAAACTTTAGGAGAAACCCATGAAAGAACAAAGTCAAACACAAATGATATTGGAAAAACTATTGCAAGGTAAAGAGTTAACAGTCTTGGACATGGCTCAAAGACCTATCTCTAGCATGTATGGAGCTAGAAGAATATTAGATTTGAAAGAGTCTGGTATAAACGTGCAAGATGAATGGCTCT